AACAATCTTGTTAGTTCCGTTCAAACCACCAACAGCGATCAACTTCATGTTAGTACCGGGGTAAACCATTTCCATTGAAGTGGCAGCATCGGCAACATAGTGAAACAAGTTAGCGTTTTTCAAGTTTACCAACATCAATTTGTAGGCATCAATTCCCAAGAAACAAACCAAGTCAGTTTTTTCAGCAACGGCAGCGGGGATGTTGGCGTATACCTGATCCAAAATGTCATCGATGTTTGCAGCGGTGATTGAAGTAAAGGTGGTTGGTGCAGCGTTCGCCAATACTGGAGAAGCAGCAGCAATGATTTTATTGAAACCATCGAAACGACTCAAGTTAGGGTTACCACTTGTGGTGTCACCTTGCCACATTGCAACTTCCAAAGTTTGTGCAATAACGGCAGCCTTTTCAGCACCGATTTGCTCTTCAAAAGGAACCATAGTTGGTGAACCCGGCATAATTTGAGTTTGCATCCACTTTGCTTCCAATGTCTTTGGGCAAAGAGTTTCTTCAACTTTTACAGCACCAACGGTGATGTTACGCTGAGTGAAGGTTGTTGTACCACTTGGTACAAAGCCACAACCGTCTGCTTGAAAGAAAACTGTTGAAGCAAGGATGTTCAAAGCAGATGCAGATTTTACACCTACCTGAACTTGGTTAGAAGATTGCAACAAGGTTGCAGTTTTTGACCCGAAAAGAGCCTTAACCAACAAATCAGTTGATTGTTCGTTGGTGTAATTAGCGAGTGATCCTACAGAGAATGACATAGTTTTATTTGTTTATTGCGTTTTTGAATTTTTTAAGTGCTTCAAACTGATCGTTCTTTTTGTTTGAAACGGGGGTTTTGATTGGGGTTTCGCTTGGTAAGTCAGCAACTTTCTCAATCAAGTCAATTGCTTTGCTCATTGCTTCCTTGTGCTGGTTGTTAGATGCAGACAACGCCACAACTTTTGCAGACAATTCTGCGATTGCACTTTCCAACTTTGATACAACATCATTGAAATGGCTAACGGTTGCAAACTCTTCTTTGGTTTCAACTTCGATTTCAATTTCGGGTTCAACGATTTCAGTAACGATACCGTCAACAGTTGTTACCAACAAACCACCTTCAACTTCGTGAGTTGCATCAGGTGCTGGAATTGAACCTTCAGCAGTTTGAACGAAGATGGCAGTTCCTACAACCAATTCACCTTCCCATTCAACGATTGTTCCATCAGTCAAAGTGGCAGTTGCCATCTCAACTTTGATTTCTTCTTCGGAGAATCCCAACATCGTGCGGATTTCCTTGAGTGTTTCTTTTGCGTTCATTTTGATATAAATTAGATTTTGTTTTTACTTGTTGCAATTTTACTTTCCATTCCACCTTGAGAGAATCTCTTTCATCTGCTCAATGAGTTGTTCTTCTTTGTCTTCGGGGAAATCAAAAACACCCTCTACCGAGAATCCTTTGAACTCACCTGATTTCACTTTTGCCCACACATCATCGTTGTCAATGAGATAAGAGACAAACCAACTACCATCGGCAACTTCTTCAAATCCCTTCGGTGGCATCACACCTCTTTCACGGTCTATGATGTATGATTCAAACAAGCTCACGCCATTGATTATGGGTGTTTTGTGGTGAGCGTTCACGGAGTTGTACTGGTTTGACCTCGCCCATTTCTTAGCAATCTTGAAGATGGATTCCTTGTCAAAAACCACATAGTATTCACCACGGATGTCATCTCTGCGATAGATGGGTAAATCCGCAATCATTGCAGCACCGGTAACGATTCTTTTCTCCTCGTCTTGGATGGCAAATTTGATAGGCGTTTCGCTGAATGCTAAAAAATCCTTTTGGATGGCTGCGTTTTCAACGAGAGAAACAAAGTCAATGCCTGTTTCCTCGTCAAATTCGTTGATGTCTAATTTGTAAACTGGTAGTTTCATCTTATTCAAATAGCGTTATTGTGTAACAGATACCTTTTTCAACGATGCAACCCGACCTTGTGTGCGTGATATGTCTCCCTCGGTCACATAAACTCGCTGATCAAATCCGCTTACTTGTGGCAATGTAGATGAGATTTGTGGTGCTGCCATTTGTGGCATACCTCCTCCGCTTGATTGCATTCCAGTTGGTGCGGATGGCTGACCACCTTTGAGGATGTCTCTCGCTTTCTTTGCATTGGTCAAAATCATTGCTGCCAATCCGATGTATTTCGCAGCACCAGCAAGACCACCGGTGGCAACGTTGTCGGGTGAAGCGGATTGAGTAACTTTCAACGCACCTGAAATTGCCATTGCCGTATCCGCTGCGATAACTGACAAAGCAATTGCTTTACCAGCTTTGGTTTGCTCTCCAGCCAATGCAGCAATTGAATTTGCCAAATCTATTGATGCTTTGTAAAGGTCTTCTTTTGCTTGTTGTTTGGCTTCTTCTTGCTTGATTATTTTGTCTGCGTTCTTCTGTGCATCGTCGGTGGCTTTGTCATCAATCTCCTTTTGTTTTGCTGCTCTTTCTTCTGCAAGTTTGAGTTCCGCTGCATCCACTTCCGCAGTTGCCACAATTTGCAAGTCGTTATACTTTTGATTAATTGCTGCAATGGCTGCGGCATTCCCTTCAACTGCTTTTAATTCTTGGGCTTGTGATTCTTGAAGTGCTGCTAATTTGTTCTCATATTCTTTTTGAATTCTTTCGCCTTCATCAGTAATCAATGCCAAATCTTTTTGTCTTGCCGCATCTCGTGCAGATGCTTCTGCTGCCAATGTATCATCGGTGATTTTCTTTTTCTCATCAGCAAGTTTGGCAGCATCATCCAATTCCTTTTGCGCAGCATCATCGTTAATCTTCTTTTTGTCCTCCGCTGCTTTTGTATGAATGGCATTGATTGAAAGTTGGTATCCAGCGTTTGTGTTTTTAAGATTATTAAGTTGTTTTTTAGTTTCCGCAATTGCGACATTTGCTTCCTTCTCAACTGACTTGGGATCAAATACCAAGTTCGCAAGTCCACCGCTAAATGCTTCCTCTAATCCGAAATCTTGCCCCAATGCCTTTCCAACTTTGTCAATGGTTGTCAATAGCACAGTCAACGGCATTGTCAAAAAGCGAATAATCCCCTGAAGGATGTCCTTGTTTCTTTGAGCCGCATCTATCTGCGATTGCTTCATCGTCTCTTGAGCTGTCAATTGTGCCTCAAGTTGGGTGATTACTGCGCTTGTTTGCTTGATTTTTAATTTAAGTATTTCCTCTTCACTTAACCCTTGTAGTTTTAAGATATCATCTTGAGAATTAAGTGTATCAAGTTTGTCTTGTTCAACTTTTTCTTGTGCTTTTGCATCTGCTAAAAGTTTCTTTTGCTCGGAATCAACACCAGTCACCGCCTCTTTGATTTCATCCCAATATGCAACGATTGCACCAAGAGCCACGAGAATCAAACCAATACCAGTTGAACCGATTCCCGCCCTTATTGCAGCAAATGCCCTTTTCGCCCCAAGTGCGATGCTTGTAAAAATTGCCCTGAACTGCTGCTGAACTTTTCCCAATCCTTCAAGACCTTGAGTCAACGCCATTGCGCCTTGAAGTTTGACCATTGTCTTTTCTAAATCCTCGGACTGATCACCAAACAAAGCCATCGCCCCTTGTGCTGCTTGGAATCCATTGGCAACACCTGAAACAACGGTGTTCAATTGAGAGAACTTATCTGGGTTAACTGCCTTTACACGGTCATTGAAGTCGTCCATTCTATCCCGTGCTTGTGCGAGAGCGTGTTCCGCTTTCATTGCTTCGGGTGAGAATTCGCCAAACTGCATCACGGCTTGTTGTGCTGCGACTGTCAGTTCTCGGATTTCTGCCTTCATTGATTTGAAGTCAGGTTTGTTGACGGTTAAGTCAATAGATGCGTTTAATGCCATTATTTTTCTGCTGTTATAAAGTAATCCACGCCATCAGTTTCAAAGATGTGTGAACCCCATTGTGAATTGATTGTGTGTGTATCCGCACCGTCAATCTTTGCCGTTCCAGTTGTATCAACGGTGATGGTATGTGCGGAAGTTAATTTTTTCACTACAAATTGTTTCCCGCTTAAACCAGTTGGATCAGGCAAGGTGATTGTCTTGCTTCCACTTGTGGTATCAACCAAAAACAATCTATCGTCTTTTGTTGCCGTTGTGTTTGCCGTTACCGTCTTGACTGAACCACCACTCAAAAAGGATGGATACATCTCGTAGTTGCCGACATACAGTGTGTCCGATTTGGTGACCTCAAAGTCCTCACAAACAATCGCCACACTTCCGTTTGTCTCAGTTCCAAAAACCACATCCTTCAAGCCAAATCCCGAATTGTTGGTGTTGGTTGGTGACTGAACAATTCCAGTTCCCACAAATACTCCATTGCCCGTGCTTTCACTTGTGCCAACACTTACCGTACGAATGCCGGGTTTAATTGGGTTGCTTCCGCTTGGGTAAATATCACCATAGGTTTCCTCACTTTCTCCTCCACCCGTTCCACTTCCAACTGTTTTGTTTGTGATGGTTGCCGGTTGTATAAACTGAGCCAATAAGAATTCGCACAAATAAACGCCTTCATCTGTTGGGTTGTAGTTTTCAACCTTGTTCAATCTCCAATACTGCCCTTCGAAGAAATACAGATTCTTGAATTGTAAATTATACCAATCACTTGGAGTGATGCGGAAATATGCCCGTACTATTTTTGAATTCTTGTTGGTGATTTCATTCAAAAAACGGAAGTAGTAATTTGTGACAAGGTTTGAATTGCCATAACGATAACCAGCACCAACGCCCAACTCCTTCGGCATCCCGAACAAAATATCAAATGTGGGGTTGCTCAATGAATCATAATGAATCGTCATTGGCAATGCCGTGCGATTGCTAAACGCTGAAGGACTGGAGAACAATTTCCAACTCACTCCAGTTTGTAAACCACTATAATATAAGATACGAAGGTCGCCATCTTTTTGAGCTTCGACATAAGACAGAACAAAGTTGCGTTGTCTGTTGTCATAACTCTTGATTTGAGTTGGTGAAAAAATGATTTCAATTTTCTTCTCCGTTTTTACAAAATCATTGTCTACCTCAAACGTACGTGATCCATATGTGTTTTGATAGTTCTCTTGATATTGTTGATTGCTTACATCCTTGCCTTCCTTGTAACTAAACTTGTAAGGATTTGCATCCAATTCCCCCATTGGCACAATCTCAATTGGTTGTGAGTAATCCAACTTTTTCGACCAATCTAATTGACTGCCATTGTAGAAATCATCACGAGGAACACATCTCAAAACCTTTGGTTGGTCTTTGTCGGGTTCAATGTAGAGATTGAACATCTTGACAAACGACATCAGCATCTCGCTTTGTTTTACTTCCGAATTCAAGAACGACCCAAAATCAATGGCATCACCATAACCAAAAGTAGTGGCGTTCTGGTCATTCCAAAAAACGGAATCTGCCAACAAACCAAATTGAAATGATGAATTTGCCAAATATCCAAATGGTGAGGAGTTGTTGTAAATGCCTTTAAATCGAATTGTTACCACGTCACCACTATCTAAACTTACATTGTTAAATGTAATGTATGATTCGTGCGTTATTGTCGATGAAAAGTTAATGCTTTCCCAACTTACATCAACCAAACTACCATTGACATACAAGCCATATTCCAAAGTCACCGTGGTAAACGAGCCAATTGGCGTAAGTAGTGCAAAGATGTCTGCATTAAAAACAAATTGACCTGATACGGGTGTTATAAACTCACCAGTTGATGGATTGTAATTGTTGCCATTGTCAAAGTTGCCCGATGTGGAATCGTTTTGAAAGATTAATGTAGTCCCATTTTGCACAAGTTGTGCCGTGCCTGTCCTACTCGCTTGAAATTGTCGATCTTGTATAGTGGTGCTATTTAAGGTCAACCCATTTGGTGGGGATATAATTAACCTTTTGAATCGCTCATTGTGAAAGAATGAATCGCCCGTGTAGGAATAACCAGCATCCGAGAATATTTTGTCTACAATGGTTTTTGCATAAAGACAAGGTGTCATCCCAATGACTGCAAAATCTGTTATGTTTCGAGTTTTGGAATACCCTCGGTCAATCATTGCATACAAATAACCCTCGCCCAATGCGAATGCCTGAAGCGTATTGTTTTTGTAGATTTGATTTGACCAAGAATCAATCACATTTCCACTTGACAATGTGTGATTGTATTCGCTGAAATCCAACTCATTCAATTTGCGTTCTGCAATCGTTGTGAATAGATCAGCAGTTTGTCCGTGAATGCTACATTCATAAACGATTGCCGTGCTATCTGTGACATTGATTTGAATCAATCGGATGAATCCCCTCAACTGCTCAATCTCATCCAACAGAACGACTGCGGATGCTTTCTTGTTTGGGTTGAAATCAGGTGCGAATTGTGTGGATGTCCTAACTGTGTGTTCAACCTCAAAGATGTGTGAGAATAGTTTGTTGTTTTGTGCCGTTCCTGGGATGGTGATTGTCTTTGTCCATTCCGATGATCGTGATTGTGGTTCACGGATGTCGGCAATTGCCTTGTTGATTGAGATGTCAAAATCAGCAGACAAATCAACTGGGGTGTTGTTGACCAATAACCTGATCATAT